GGTACACGGGAATGTTGTACTTTGATAAAACACATTCAACAACGTCAGCGTTTTCGTATTGAACTTGCCTGGTGATCGTCGGATTATCAGTAAACCATGAAGCAGCCACTTGCGCACAATTCTCTTCAGAGTCTACGATGATCAACTTGTCCTGGTCTTGCACGGTTTCATCAGCGAGAAGATCGTAGAACATGTTCCTATCACGCAACGCGTGATACAAGTCCAAAGCCGAAAGAGGAAATTCAGGATCGAAGTCAGCGTAAGCCTTTGTTACATAGTGCATCATCCTAGCGTAAGAATAGTCGGTCAGGTGCACGTAACGATCGTAAAAGCTCTCAGCCAACTGATTGATGCGCTCGACTGAGTCTGAGCGTTTGGTGAGTATTTTACTCACCATGCGCACGGGATCAGGCACCAATCGTCGTCAAGAATAAAACGTCCGGCATGATATGGAGGTGCATTGAAGTCTTCCGTCAGTTGTGTTGCCCTGATTTCTGGTACCTGCACTGGTAACATGGTGTAGATTTTATCAGAGATGAAGTCGTCACCTTTAACGATCATTGTACTACCAAGCAATGAGTCACCATAACGTTCAACCATGACAGTGAGGACCTCGACAATGTTGCGAATGAGCGTGAAAGGGTCACCAGATCCCAGGTTGTATCTTGCCGTACCTCTGTAAAGCCCTGCATGCATTGAACTGTATTCATAACTCTTTGAATGAGTCTCATACAGTTCAGCTAGGTCTTCTGGGACACCCATATCAACGAGCAGAAGTTTGAAAACCCTCAGTGTCACAGGGGTGTGACTAGTATCTTGGCGCTTCACGTCTGCTTGATAGTTTTCCTCAGTGAACCTAGGCATGGCCCCTATAGTGCGCAATTCTCTAGCCAACTCCTTGTCAGAGTATCCGGAATCCATTATGACACCACGTCTGCAACGCAAACGTAAGTTGCGTAGGAACATCTTGCTCCAAGGTCCGAAGATAGCATTGAAATCTGCAGGCGAGGCCAAAACGGTTTGACCGTAATTTTCCTCCAGTGCAAAAGTTCTCTTGAGCTTCACCTTCGTTTGCGTTTTGAGAAAACCTTGAGACCTGACAGAGTAAGCAGTTGTTCCATAAGGATCGCCAGTCGCAAGCTTGCCTGCAAACTCTTGAGTCCTGGAATCGGCCCAATCTTCCGGTAAAGGACTTGTGCTCAGATGCACTTCGCAGTTGTCTTCCAAGACGACTTGTTTGAACTTTTCATACAGCAGTTGTGCCTGAATTGCTATGCGAAACGGGTCTTCGTCTAGAGTCCGTGGACGTGCAGTCCGTTCAATGACGTTCTTCTGATCGAGCAGTTCATCCTTACTATTTTGCAACACGGCCAAACGATCAAGCCCAGCAAAGCGAGTGTTCAGCTTCTCGCCAGCCCAGCCGTTCGGACGCCTGAT